TCCATGCCGAATAACTCAAAAATATAAGCTTTGAGTGACACCATATTAAAGTGTTTAGCAAATCTATCATTTAAAATTTTCCAGACGTTATCATCTCCGTAGACAATCAGCGTCATCAGCTCTGAACGAAACTTTTCTTCCAAGCCCTGACAATCTTCCTTATTGTTTGCGATAATCAATCGCGTTGTAAAATTGAAGATTATAATATCAGCGCAAGAATTAATAAATCCCGTAAGCCAATTACCTGATGAATTAAAATAATCCATCCAGAAAACTTTATCAAGAACAACAAGCATTGGGGCCAAAGACGACAAGCAAGCGAACATAACGGAATCATAATAGATTGTCCCAACGGGCATACCTATTTTCCATACGCACAACCTGCCTATTATCCAACCCATCCAATAATTAATCGAAGTATCATAATTGCCAAAATCACCTGCACCGAGAAAACCATCTCCAGTGAAGATCTTAGCATATAACAACTTCCAATCAAATGAATGGATATCAGTTCCGATAGCGATATCGGACGTAGCTCGCTTATCTTTCATCTCCATAACAAGAGCACCCATAACCATAACAGTCCATATCAGGTGAGAGAGCGATCCGACGCAAAAAAGCCTAGTTTTACCAGCTTTCACACGCTCAAGATCTCTAGTCTCATCTTTCAAACAACCTGCTACTACATTTTTAGGTACTTCACCTCTCGCTACCGCATCGATGATCTTTTGGACCAACATGCGAAGAAGCGGATGAATAAAGCCAATATCTCTGTTCCAGAGGTCCTTCCTACTTTTTGCTTTTGGAATGACACATTCAATGTCATAACCAACTGCAGTATCAGTGGGAAGCCCTTTCCAAATACCAGGGATACCAAAAATGGCTTCTTCAATAGTCCACATTCTAAAACGTTTACGATCCATCCTTGCAGGAAAGATCCCGTCGGCAACTAAAGCCGGAACGTGTTCTACCAAATACATCATCCATTCCCTCATTCCACGAGGGGGAGAAGCTCGAAGCTTCTTCATCGCTAACTCAAGCGGGCGTACAACCCACTTCTCTCCATCCTCCTCAAAGTAGGCCGTGTCAAGAACTGCAGGAGCAGTCTTAACTTCGTACAACTGAGGTCGGGTGAAGCTTCCCTGGGCCGGAGATTTCATAAGCTTGGTACGCTTAGGAATAATCTTCGTCTTAGGGGCTTTACCTTCAAAAAGGTACTTCCCATCATCAACTTTCGCGACAACTGGGGTATTTACTACCATATATTCAGGTATATAGCTATGCCCTGCATATTGCGACGGAAAATCGCTTTGAAATATAGGGGAAAAAATTGCATCATTGCTAGTCCTACCGGTATGTAACCCGATAATCTTAACAAGTTGAGTATGGTCTGCTGTGACATACGGTTGCCCGCAATCACCAGGTTCACCAAACCCATCAGCCATCACGTAATAAAAAGCGTGGTCATGCGACTTAATTTTATCTCCTAACTTAATAGTAGTAATTGGTTTTGTTCCTAATGAAATATGAGTTCGCGTTAAACGCGATACCACGATCTCCCCGGAACTAACTCTCTTTCTAGAAAGTCGGGAGGTCGTATCATCTAATCTACAGTTCTTCTGAAAATCAATCTCATCCTTAAACATCTTGGACGAGAGATCTTTATGTGGGGAACAAACCCCAATGGAAAAATCT